AGAATAAAGTATAAGGATATATTAAAGAAACAAGAAGAATTAAATTTAACCAATAATAACTATTAATTATGACAAAAAAGAAAAAAGAAGTTGTACCAACTCCATTGCCGGAAGAACCACAGGGAAAAACGTGGACATTCTCCATAGGTATATATCCTGGTATATTGTTTGGTATTAGAACTTATGAGGAGGTGGATTTTAAAACGCATGTATTGTACTTGCCATTTGTGGATTTTGCATTAGAAATAGATAATTAAAATAATATATAAATATGAGTTTAAGCTTAGATAAGCAAATATTAAGTGACATTACAGTATACACTAAGTATGCTAAATATTTACCGAAAAAAGAAAGAAGAGAAACCTGGGATGAATTAGTAACACGCAACATGGAAATGCATACTACCAAATTCCCAAAAATGAAAGAATCAATTGAACAAGTTTACAAGAATTTTGTATTTACTAAAAAAGTTTTACCTTCGATGCGAAGTCTACAATTTGGTGGTAAAGCTATTGAGCTTAATAATGCTCGCGTTTATAACTGTGCTTTCCTACCTGTTGATAGCATTCATAGTTTTTCTGAGACTATGTTTTTACTTCTTGGAGGGACTGGAGTGGGTTATTCGGTCCAAAACCATCACATTGAGAAACTTCCTGAAATCAGAAAACCTAACTACAATCGTAAGAAAAAGTATGTTGTTCAGGATAGTATAATTGGTTGGGCAGATGCAGTTAAGGCTTTATTTAAATCTTATACGGGAGGATTAACCTCACATATAGAGTTTGACTTTTCTGATATAAGACCTAAAGGAGCTTTACTTATAACAGCTGGTGGTAAAGCACCTGGTCCTGAACCACTTAGAATTGCCTTAGTAAAAATTGAAGCAGTATTACGTGAGAAAGAAGATAGATCCAAACTAACAGATATTGAATGTCATGATATTCAATGCCATATTGCTGATGCCGTTTTAGCAGGTGGTATTCGTAGAGCAGCAATGATTAGTTTATTCGATCTTGATTCAGATGCAATGTTAAATTGTAAAGCTGGTAATTGGTGGGAAGATAATCCACAAAGGGGTAGATCAAATAATTCTGTTGTATTGTTAAGACATAAGATTGATAAGAAAACATTTGATAAAGTATGGGAACGTATTGAAGCATCTGGGTCTGGTGAACCAGGAATTTACCTAACTAATGATAAAGATTGGGGCACAAATCCTTGTTGTGAGATTGCTTTAAGACCATATCAGTTTTGTAATCTTACAGAGATTAATATGGCTAATATTGAAAGTCAAGAGGACTTTAATGCTAGAGCTTCTGCCGCATCATTCATTGGCACATTGCAAGCATCCTATTCAGACTTTCATTACTTAAGAGATATATGGAAAAAAAATACAGAAAAAGACGCATTACTTGGAGTATCGATGACAGGCATTGCATCAAAACACAATATACAATGTTTAGATTATGAAGAAGCTGCTAGAGTTGTTAAAGAAACTAATAGTGTTATCTCTGCTGCCCTTAACATTAACAGAGCTGCAAGAACAACCGCTGTTAAACCAGCTGGCACTACTTCTCTTGTGCTTGGTACGTCTAGTGGTATTCACGCTTGGCACAACGATTATTATATTCGCCGTATGCGTCTAGGCAAGAACGAAGCAATCTATTCTTATCTTGCAATAAATCATCCAGAATTGATCGAAGATGAATATTTTAATCCAACATTACAAGCAGTTGTTTCTGTGCCTCAGAAAGCTCCAGATGGAGCCATAACACGTCATGAATCAACATTAGATCTATTAGAAAGAGTTAAATTGATTTCTAAAGATTGGGTTAAGCAAGGTCATGATAAAGGTAATAATACTCATAATGTTTCTTGTACTGTTTCTGTGCGTGATGATGAATGGAAAATTGTTGGTGAATGGATGTGGGCAAATAAAGAATATTATAATGGCTTATCTGTGTTACCTTATCATGGAGGAACATATAAACAAACACCGTTTGAAGATTGCACTAAAGAAGTATATGAACAGATGATGTCTACATTGCATAATGTTGATCTATCTAAAGTAATTGAGATTCAAGATAATACAAACTTTGGTGATTCTGCTGCTTGTGGTGGAGGTAATTGTGAAATAGTATGATTTATATAAAGGACGATTTTTTAGATGATAATTTAATTGAATTATTGAATGCCAATAAGGATGAATTCCAGGAAATAAAAACCCCTGGAAAATCCTTTTGGGTTAAAACCCCAAGTGAATGGTTTATAAATCATATTTGCAATAATATATCAATGTTAGAAGGAGGGAATAAAATAATTCCTATATTAGGCTTTTTTAGGGAAGCTAAAGAAGGGCAAGATAATGATTGGCGTATTCATAATGATTCCATAATAGAAAACCAACAACCCGACAAAGCGTGCGTGTTGTTTATATCTGATTGTAAACAGGAAGGTTTAAATGGCACGGCTTTTTGGGAACATAAAAAACATGGGGATAGATTTGAAAATATAAGTATCAAAGAGCAAAATAGATTGTTAGACGAAGATACTAATAATCTTGATTTATGGTATTTAAGATCAATCATAGGTCATAAAAAGAATAGATTAATATCTTATCCTTGTAATTATTTTCATAGTAAATACCCTAATGAATTTATAGAAAGTAGAGTAGTATTTGTAATGTTTTATAAAATAGAAAAATGAAAGAAAACGAATTAGTAATGATGAAGAATAAGATAGAATCTTTAACTCGAATAGTAGATTTTATGTTAACCGAATTAGAAAATACCAAGACTATGTCTATTGGTGTTTACCAATTAATAAAAGAAATGCCAGGTTATGAACACGCTATATCTTTAATATCTGAAAAAGCAAAAGAAGAACTTAAAGAAAAAGAAGAAACAGAAGAATAATAAAAAAGGGGATTCACTTATGTGGTCCCCTTCTTTTTTACGCAATCTTAGGTATGGTGCCTATTCTATTTATTTGCGTTTAATTTTCTAAACATTTCTAATTTCTTACGTCTTTCTTCTCTTTTCTTTAAAGCTTTTTCTTTACGTTTTTCTCTTTTTTCCAAAACTATTTTAAGCCTATATGCTCTTCTTTCTGGTATTGATAAACTTCTAATACTATCTTTTAATTTTTGAGCATTTTCTTTTCGTGTCTCTTTAGCTTTAATTAACCCCTCTTCCTTGCGTTTTGCTTTAGCAGTTTCTTTTATAAGTATATCTCCTTTTGTTCCTTCAATACCAACTGTCCAAGGCGAATAACCCATTCCTGTAGCAAGCCTTTGCATTGCGGTATTTTCAGAATTAAATGCTTGTGACACATTTTCTACCTTATTAACTAATCGATCCATAGGAAAGTTAGTTCCAACCTCAACAAGTTTTCCTGTTACAGAATACATAGGGCCTAAGTGAACTCTACCATCTTGCATAACTCCCCAGCCTCTTGCCGCTATTAAGTCTTTATCATACTTAGTTTGTTGTAATGCACTATATGTTTTTCTTAATTTAGATCCAATTGGTGGTGACATATTTGCTGCTTCAAGAACAACTTTTGCGTATTCTGCTTTTTGTTTTTTAGCTTGCTCTTCAAAGTATTTAACAACAGTATTTTTTAATGTTGCGGCAACCCCTCCAATAAAACCAGTACCTCTAAGTATACTATCTAATACTCCATTTGCAACATCAATTGCTGCATCTTTTTTTGTTTTTTTCTTTTTATCTTTATCTTCATCATCATCATCAAACATAACCGCAAATAATCCTTGTTGTAATGTGGAGAACATTATATTTTGCACTGCTAAGTAGTAAGCTATTTTAGAAATATTAGTTTTAGCATCTCCTCTTCCGTTTTTAAGATCTAGTACAGCTTTCTTAACGATACGAGACTGCTGCATTGTAAAGTTTTGGAAAACTAATAGTATTCTACCAGCAGCGCTTGATTGTTGTTTTGATATGTCCTTAGGATCACCAGACTGCTGTGTCTCATCTGATATTTTAGAAAAATCTTTCCATGCTTTTGATTCCGCCTCTTGTTCCGTTAATCCTTCTTTTAAATAAGAATTAATTCTATTTCTATAAAACGGAGCCCCTCCAGAAGCAATAGCAAAACTATCTGCTAATTGTGTTGGTGTATAACCTATCTTTAATAAATACGATGTTACTGCAACAACCTTATTTTTACTTCCTGCGGCTGCATTAGCAATCTCAGCAGAAGCAACATCCTCTCTCAAACCACCACGTCTTTCTTTTAACTTATCTGAATTCCATATACGAGAAAAGTCTTTCCAATATTGTGGTTGATCCAGGAACGCTTTACCAGCATTGTAAGGATTATTATCTCTCCAGTTCAAGAAGTTAACAGCTCCTAACATTTGCAATGCAGCAGAACGAGTATTCATAAACATTATTGCTCCTGTTGAACCATTTACCCAACTACTCCAAGCAGTTGTTTCCTTATCTTGCCCAATACTTCTATTCTTACCATTTATCATTCTGTATATAGAATCTTCTAATGCTTCTCTAACATTTGTTCCATATACAGCTTCTACTTTATTTATATTAGGTCCAGATAATCTACCGTCCTCAAATTTACCAAAAATATTTTCTGTATTTTCAATAAACTCACCTAAGAATTTTTTTCTACCAGATCCTTCTGTTATATTATATAGATCAGAAACAATAGTATCAGAATCCCAATAAGTACTTGGAGGCAACCACCCATCTTTTTGTCTACCCATTACTATCAACCCATCTTTAAATGCAGCAAGATCCGGATCACTATTAATAAGATCAGTTAAATAGGTTGTATCCCTTTGAGATAATCCTGGAATTTCTGTACCATATTGATTCCATATTGCAACTCGCATTGCTTGATCATAGGTAAAGTTTTTATTCGGAGTTAATTTTTCAAGTTCCTTTTTAATTTCAGGGAATGATTTTAACAATGCTTTGTATTCCTTCTTAATAGATTGTCTTACGGCATCCATCATATCCACACCATTTATATATGGATTTATTAAAGCGTCTTGGAAAAATTTCTTTTGCTCTTCGCCTAATGTTCCTTTACCCATAAACTTATAAAGTAGCAATTCAAAATCTGCAGCAGATGGTGGAACATAGAAATCAAATTGGTTTTTCTTTAATCCTCTTCTTCTTGCAGTAATATCAGAAAATACTTTATAACTTTCTACACCTTTGTTTTCTTCTATGATTCTATTGAAGTCAATAGACATGCTCTGGCTAAGCTTAAGTTTTGCTTGCTGTATTTTTGATTTAACGTCTAATACTTTTAAAGCATTTTCAACCGCAGTAACATTTTGTATTGCATCATCAGAAAAGTAAAAATCATTATAACCTTCCGCTGCTTTTGCAACCATCCAATCCGCTTTTGCTTGAGCGGTGCTATTGCCTAAACCTGTTATGTTCTCTAAAGGTATATCAATACCTATTGATGATAAGAATTCATGAATAGGCACTGCGGCATCAGGCGGACGAGCTGTAAGAATAAAGAAATTGTCCGGCCCAAATTTACCAATCATTTTCTTCATCTTCTCAACCATAGGGCCTGGTTTACCGTCTACAACTTTGCTAAATTCAGAAAAATCAAATACTGCTCCTTCTGATAAAAGATTGGAACCTTCTTTAGCAAATTCTTCAGCGTTTAACTTGCCAGTTGAACCATCAGGCATCATGTATAGCACATTACCTTTTGTTAAACCAACAGTGTCATCAAAATCAAAAACGGAAATACCTTTTGCTTTTGATAATTTTTCTGGACTCAAAGATAATAAAACCGCTTCTTGTTTATTTATATTATTTAAATCGTTTTTTCTTGCTTCAAAATCAATTTTTTTAATAGTGTTGCCTTCCCCACTTAATTTCGTTAAGTCGGATGGTCTTAAATCAATATTATTCGCTTTTAATACTTCTAAAATATTTTTATTAAAATACCTTGCATTATAAGGGTCATCACCAATTTTCCAGTTTGACCCCATTTGGTTTTTAAATATTGTGTTTAATATATTATTAATATTTTTAGGTAAAAGTGATATTCTACTTTCTTCAAATAATGTTATTAAATTTTCTCTAGTTGGTATAGGTTTGTCAGCAAAAGGGATTTCTAACGCATAAGACATAATATTTCTAACAATTTCATCTGCGGGTATAACGTGCTCCCAAGTATATCCCTCAGGATTATTATTATTTTTATCTAATATTATAGAATCGACTTTTGCCATTGTTCTTAAAGGAGAAAATGTACTAGACCTCATAAGTATAATAGCCATAGCTTTAGCTTTTGGAGACATACTTGATCCCTTAATAAAATCAGCAAAGTTCAATACATCCGTTCTTGCGGTTTTAACCTGTTCTTCCCTATTAGTATTTAACTTATCTATTCCATTTTCTATTATATTTTTTATATCTCCTTTTTTTGTTGATTGTTCTTCAACAAATGTTGGGTTAATTCCATTTTTATCTACAATTACGCTATTAGAGCCAATAATTTTTATTTTATATCCTAAATCATCAAATCCTTTAATTTCTTTTTTTAATTTATTTAAAAGATCAGTATTACCAATAGTAAAAAATTTCCCAAATTCACCTCCTGTAAAAACAGCCCTATAAGTTCTTAAAAAACTATTTATAAAATCTATTTTTTCATTTTCATTTTTAGCTTTGTCTATTTGCGATTTTAAATTAAAAAAAACATAATTTCCTATTTCATTTATTGCTTCTCTATTATTTTCTACAAAATTTAAACCAGATTTAGTTAATCCTTCAATTAATACCGTTTTTGACCCCCTAAGGTCCTCTTTTTCCTTTGCAAAATATTTATTAAAACTTTCTATAGTAGGATATTCTTCTTTTTGTTGTCTTCTTCTTCTTATATTAATTTTATTTAATATTTTATCGGAATTATCATTATATGCATTTTCCCATCTTAGTAATATATCGTTTAATTTGTTTTTTGTATCATCATTAATACCTTTAAACTCTCTATCATCTAAATATTTAAATATTAATGTTCTTGTTGTTAAATTAGATTTTGCATAAAAATCAAAAAATTCTGTTCCTATTTTATCTACAGCAATTACATTTGTTTTTGCTAATTTAACATTACCTCTGTCTGCTTGACGTGCAAAATCTACTGCCATATTAGAAACAATTTCATAACCTAATCTTTCTTGATTAGTTGTAAATGCCTCAAATATTGGTCCTTCTTCTGCAAAATCAGCATTAATAATATCAAATGCTCCTTCTTCAGCCATTGCTTTTGACAATGATTCTTTTCTACCTCTAATTGGATTACCATCAGGGCCTACTATCTGTGCTAAAAATTCTTCATTAGAAACATTATTGTTTACATTTGGTAAACGTCTAACTAACTCTGCTCCAGAAGTTCTCCCTGCTTGATCTGTTGTTGTTTTTTCTCTATCAATTTTTTGCCCAACCCAATCAGGAAAACTAACCCATTTGCCATCAATTTGTTTTTGAATAGCCTGTGGTATGCCTCCTTGCCCGTCTTTACCCATCAGCCAAGTAGTAGTCATGTTTTCAAGAATATACTTTTTGTTTCTTAGTAATTCTTTTACAAGCACCCCATCTTTTTTACCACCAAGCATTGTTTTTATATCAATGTCCAATTGTTTCCCGACCTCATCTCTAATTTCAGAGATTAATGGCGTTACAGTCCTATTTAACGTAACTGGAGCATCGATCCTATTCTTTAATGTTCTAATTATTGTTACTATCTTACCTGTGGCTGTTTTTAAGATCTCTGGCGTAAAAACTTTTGCTTCTAATGCATTATTATATTTTGGTTTTTCTTTTGCTTCAGAAACAGTTTCTTCAGCTATTAAGCCTTTCTCTTCTGTAACATCTTTACTAAAGTCCTTATCTAACACTCTTCTTGAAGCTGCAATTGCTCTTAATGGTAATTGTTTATTTATATAAGCCGCCAAAGGTACTCCTTTCTCAGGTTTATAACTTCTAATAAGATAAAGAATTCCACCGTCTCCAGTTTCAATTTCACTTCTAAGTAATTCTTCATCAAACCCCGGCGCATCTCTTCTTCTATTTACTAATCTCCTAGTAATAGGTTTAAATAAATTTATAATATCTTGAGCTCCGTTTAATCCTTTTTCTTCATATATTTTTTGAACTTTATCAGATGATATAGTTCCTTTTTCATTTTTTATTATTTCTTTATCAGCATCTTCTTCTGTTATCTCAACTTTTTTAACTTCAGGTTTTGCAGTTTCTTCAGGGGCTTTTTTAGCTTTTTCTAATTCTATTTCAAATGCCTCTAATCTACTAGTATAATCATCATAATCAACATCTCCTTTATCAAATTGTTCTTCTAAATTATCTATTTTTTTTTTAACTTCTATTATTCTTGCTTTTGATAATTTATTTTTATCAGAAGTTGTAGCGCTTATTGGTAATGGATTTTCATCATCATAAACACCAATAGGCCTTAATCCTTTATTCTTTTTATCATTTTGTGCTGTTGTTTTACTATTATATCCTTTAATAAGCTCATACATAGTTTTACCATCAGCACTATTAATATTTAATATATCACTAGTTGATTTTTCAGGTAATCCATATTTGCCTTTTGTTATTTTATTAACGGTTTTAGAAATCTGAGTAAGAACATTATCATTTGGGACCTTACCATCTTTAAAAGCATCTGAAAGAGCATTAAAAACCTCTTCTCCATAAGCGTCGTAGGTTTCTGGATTGTACTTTTCTAAACGTTGCTCAACTATAGCATGTAATGCCGGTTGTGCTGTTTTTAAATAATCTAATAGCTTTAATCCACTAGCATTTGCATCTTTACCAACTCCTTTAAAAGAACGGAATAGTAAGGCATGCAACATTTCATGCGATCCAACACTGGCATGACCAGTTTTTATTGCATTAGGTCTATATATAATAATTGTGTCGCTTTTATCATCATAGAAACCATTATTAGTACCTTCTATAGCATCTGAATCTTCAGTTGCTTCTTTTCCAATAAATCCTGTTAAATCTTCTTCATTTAAATTTGGAAATTTTTGTTTTAATTGTTCTTCATTTTCTATTACTTCAATTTTAGTATTAAAGCCAGCCTCTTTTGCAAATTCTCTTGCTGCATCTATATCTCTATCTAATTTTTTAGATATTTCTTCTCCAGCATATAAAAAGCTCGCTCTTTGTTCAATTTGTTTATTAGTTAACTCAACCCCTGGCTTTTCAATAGTTAATTGGGCTAAAGCTGAATCGTTATACTTTTGTTTATCCTCACTAGATAATTTAGAAAAATTAATACGTCTTTCTTCAAAAACTTTTTTTGTTAATCTATAATCATAACGATTATATCCTTCTGTTGCTTCAAAAGTAATTCTTTTTTGAGCATTTTCTTTTTTATTTTTACCGGCTAATTGCTTATCAGTAAGCATAACTTCACGTTCATTAAAAACATCATTATATTGTTTTTGATAATAATCTTTTAATGATTTTAATTGAGCCTCGTCTATTCCCCCCGTTCTACTTGCCTCATTCCAATCTTTAGTTATTTTTCTTAATTTTTGATTAAGATCCCCAACTTTTTTAGCATCTTCCATAGAAAAATCTTTGCCTAATCTATCTAATACGCGAAGATCTTCTCCGTCTATTTGGTCAATAAGTTCTTCTACTGCTTTTTTAACCGGGGGTTGTAATGTTAATTTATTAAGTTGTGTTTTTGTTAATCCAGTAACATCTTCTAAACCTGTAAGTTTTTTTATTTCATCAAGTTTTCTATTTCTTGCTTTAAATTCTTCTTTTGAAGTAAGTTCACTAATAACAGCTTTTGTAATATTATTACTAACTGTTCCCGCTCCCCCCATTGCTGCAAATCCTGGTCCCATAAAAGCTCCTCCAGCCATTGAATCTGGAACACCATCAAAAAAGTTTTTATCTTGACCTAATAAATAAATATCACCAACATTGTTAGCAAATTGAGTTAAACCCTCTGTCCATGCTTCTACACCGGCAGATTTACCCATTTCTTTGCCAATAACTTTTAATTGACGTTTTATTTCTTGAGGAGGTATAGATCTAAGTATATTATCAGTTTCTTTTATAATACCTAAAGTACCATATTTTTCAAATAATACCTCTGCAGTTCCAGCTAATAACTCAGATGTTAATTTTACTCCTTCCGATATATTTAATGTTTTTTTATCAGATGCAACTTGTTTTTGTACATCTGCCATATCTTCTGCAGCAACTAATCCTTTATCAATTTGCTCTGTATTATATTTTAATCTACTAAGGGCTGCATCTTGAGAGCTAGCAATTTCATATTGTTTTGAACCATATCCACTAAGAAAGAATAAAGGCATTGCAACTTCTCCAGTAACAGCCATAGCCATAGATGAAGGCATTTGAGTTAATACTCCTGCCCCCCATCTGCCAAGATCCTTCATGCTCTTTACATCCTTGATCTGCAAATCTCGTTGATAAGACTCTAATTCTTTGCCAACGGCTTTTTGTTCACTATATATTGGATCTAATAACACTTCTTTAAGCATAGTCTTAGTTCCTTTATATGTAGCAGGTGAAGTTAATGCTGCAGTTGCTGCAATTCCAGTTGCTAAAATATCTCCCGTTCCTCCTGCTAATCCTAATGCAGTTTGTTTTAAAAGTGACCCTGTTTGATTTAATCTACTATAATCTTTTGAGGCAGCTTCTGATACTGCTTTTATATTATTAAAATCTTTTTTAACATTTAATATTTCTTTATTATATGCAGCAGATTCATTTTGTAATGCAAAATATTCTTTTTTATATTCTTCAAACTCTTGTGGTGTTGGGGGTATTTTTTCAAATTTAGTAGTTTTTTCACTAAATGCTTTATTTTTTTTATCTAATTCAGCACTTTGAATTCTTAGATTTTCTGTTTTTTGTATACTTTTATCTTCACGATCGGTTTCTAATGCTTGTAACATTGTACGTTGATCTTGAGGAGCACTAGACATTACTTCAGAAGATTTTTTTGCTCTATAATTATTATTATATTCGCCAATAAATTTTTCTAATTTTTCCGTACTAGGTAAGGGTAATTGCCCTGTTTTTTTCCATGCTTCATAGGCATTATATTCATCGGGAGTACTAAAATCTTTTTTAGTTGGTTTTACTGCTTCAATATATTTTTTTCGTGATTTGGTTAATGGTACACCGCTATCTCTTAAACGATTTTTTACAATTTCTTCTTTATTTTCAAACTGATTAATTTGCTCTTCATTATATACTTTTAATTTTTCTTCAAACGTTCTACTAGGAGCTTGTATTTTTTGTTCAACAGTTCTTACTAAATTAGGATTTTCGTTTTTAACCTTTTGAATATAATCTTTATTACCATGTAACTTTATATATTCATTTAATTGTTTTGCACTTGCTGCAAGTTCCTCTTTAGATAAATCCGCACCAACTGCAACCTCTGGCAAATCAGTTGCTGTTTCTACACCTGCATTATTTATAGTAGAATATAATGGTTGTTTTTTATCTCCTCTAATAGTAATCCTATTAAATCCAAAAGTTGCTTCTTCAGGAGTTAAACCATATCTTGATAATTTTTTATTAAGATTTTCAGATACTGTACTTTCTTCACCTCTTAGATCTTCCGCTGTAATTACTTCATTCCAATTTTTAGCAATCGGTTTTTTCTTTTTAGTTTTATTAATTTCAGAAAACTGATCTTTTGCAGGATTTTCAAACCCAAACGTTTTTTTATAAATATCCTCACCAAATCTTTCGTCAAGTTTAGCAGGTTGTTTTGTTTTTTTAGAAGCTGGCTTGAAACCTTTATTTTTAATATAAGCCGGGAGTTTGTCTTTACCCCCGGCTGCTTTAATTAAATCTTCTTCTGTATATATTTTACCGTTTAATTCGTATTCTAGCATATACTATTTTTAATTATTATCTTAACGTTGCACCCATCATATTAGCCATCTGTTTTGGTGTTCTATTCTTAAACATTAATACTTCCTCTTCGCTTAAATCACCTCCAACTTTAGTAACTGTTGCTTTACCATTACTATCAACATTTAATATTAGCCCTCCTTTTCCTCTAAATACACCACCATTGTTTATAATATATAAAGCATTGTCATTTAGTTCGGCTTGATTTTTTTGTGTTCCTGTTGCTCCCCCTCCAGATGTTTTTGGATTTGGATTTATTTCTTTAACGTCTTTTGGATTTCCTAAATAAAATTCCCCATTAACTTCTTTTAATACACCCCCTAATTTAGTATTAAATTCTAAATCAACAGCTTTATTGGTTAAAAAAGCAAGTTTTTCATTATAACCTCCTGGCATGGCATTAAATTTTTCGGCTGTAATATCTGTGCCTAATTTTAATTTATTTGTTAAAAATCCTTGTAATACATTTAGATCTTTAAAATCAGCTGCCAATAATCCCGCCATTCTAGCTTGAATAACAGGTTTTAAATCCTCTTTTATTTGTTTTGAATCTACTTTTGTTCCAGTCCAATAACCTTTATAACCTTTTTGTTCGGGCTTATAATTTTCCGCTGGCAAAGTAGTTGTTTCTTTAAGATACTTAGTACTAATTTCGTTTTTTTCGTTAGAAATATTAGAGTTTTTTAATTCATCTCCAGTTGTTACCGGAGGAACTTTAACATAAAATTGACCGTCCCAGGTACCGTTTCCTAAATCTTTTTTAAAATTAAGTGAATATGAGCCATCCCCATTATCAGTAATTCCTTTTCCAATAGAATCTTTTATCATTTGCTTATATTCATCAGAAGTAGCATTAGGGGAAAATAATTTAAGCCCTTCTATTAATTGCTGCTCATTATCAAATTTTTTAGATACCGACAACATAGCTTCCGATGGATTTTCTTTATTCCATTTAAGGTCTTTTGCAACCGTAGATGACATTGCATTTAGTGGATTTAATCCATTTACCGTAAAAAAATTCGTTAATCTTTCAATAGGAGTTTTTCCAATAATAGATACATCACTACCGTCTTTTTGGAAAGCTTCTTGATAACTATTTACATTATCTGTTACTGCTCCAAAACTGGCAATTATATTTTGTCTAGCCTTTAAATAAACAGGTTTTTTGGCGAGTAGCCCTTTAACATCGTCTCCAACAATAGTAGTTTGGTTTTTTACATCAGCTTCTCCAAACATTTTATTAAATTCTACAACATCATTATTAAATGTTGAGCTTAAAGTTGTGTCTAATGCTTTTGGTACATCAGAAAAAGTTTTGCTAGCGTCTGTTGCATTTTGATTTTGAATATCAGCAGTAACACGTTGTATATTCAATATAAGCTGTTCACTTTCTTTAGCTTTTTTTTCCGCCTCTAATTTAGTCTCTTTTTCTTTTGCTTCTCTATCTTTTCTAGCGGCATTAAAACTTTGATTAAAATTTTCAGCAAAACCGCCAGCTGCTTGCCCCCAAATCAAGGCAGCATCATTTTTTATTATTGTTGGATTATCGTATGCACTCATATATTTTTTTTATTAAGAAACTATTCCTGTATCGTTAACTGCCCAGATATCTGGGTCTCCTACTTTTTTCCTAATCCACCAAGAGCTCCTCCTAAAGCTGAACCTACACCTTGAATAGCTCCTCCCCAGGCTGCGGCTTCGCCGGCTTGAGCAGACGCTTGATTTTGCATTGCCTGTTGTAAATTACCAGCTTCGTGACCTAAATCCATATTAGTTCTATCTTCCTGCGCTGAAAACATAAACTGCTTACCAGCAGCCTCAGCCGCTTGAACTCTTTGCCCTTCGCTAATTTGTAATGATTGTAGTCTTTGTTTTTCCGCCATTTTAAGTTGATTACGCTCCATTTCTCCTTGAGCCTTCAATTTTTCATTTGCTGCCTCTTGTTGTTCAATATTTGCGGCAATATCTTTTTTACTTCTTAATGCGGCCTGCGCTAATGCCGTAGCTCCACCAGCACTTGCTCCTGTTGCTCTTAATGTGTCCAATGTATTTGCTAAAGCTAAGTCTGCTTCCTCCGCCTGCATTTCAGCAGCTTGAGTAGCTACTCCCAAGTTTGCATAAGGATTATTTATCATGCCCGATAAATCTTTTGCTAATCCACTAAGATCTTTAGTTGATGCATAAGGATTTGTTATAGGTTGCCTAGCCGCTTTAATTGCGTCCATTTCGGCTTTTGCTCTCTCTGCATCATTACGCGCTCCTTTTGCTGCTTGACTTGCTTGATGTGCCGATACCGCTCCGCCTATTATTGCTACACCGGCTGTTACTGCTGCTACTGCTGCCATATTATATTAATTTTTTTGAAATTTCATACGAGGCTTTTTCATCCACCGTATACCCTAATTTTTTGTGCATTTCTATTAATCCTGTATTTCTTCCAATACTTAATATTATATTTTTACCTACGCTTAATGCTATTTCTTCTAATCCTAATATTAACATCTCCAATGCGTTTTTTCTGTCAGACTCTCTATAATCTTGATTTGATATTATCCATTCCATCTGAGCTACTTTAGAGTTTGTTAAATATAAAAATCCAGCAACTATTGGTATATCCCCTTTACAAACTATTAGTCCACCTAATCCATTTAAAGGCAGTAAATCCCTATTCATTTGTGGCCATTCCCATTTTGTCCACCATTCTTGTAAAGTTTCCCAATCTGATTCTTGTAGTGCTCGTGCAATTAATTCCATTTAATTTAATTTAATTTTAATAAGATGATTCAACATATCCTAGCGATACAGCAAATAATTCATTTCTACTACTAGGAGTTCCAAAAGTAAGATTATTTATTAGCATAGAGGCGGTTGCATAATATCCCTTAACGCCACTCATTGACTGTCCAAATATAACATCGCCCCTATTGACTCCAGTATTATTTACTATATTTGCAAAATATTTATTTTCTTTTTTCTTAAAATTATTAATGGCTATTTGTGTTTCTAAATTAGCTAATGTACTTACTTGATTGCTATAAAGAATAGGCACTGCTCTATCCGTATCAGTGGTTAAACTTGTTACTTGCCAGCCATTAGTTCCTTCATAATTTATGGTATTAAATGTTTTACATCCTGATACTTCTGGGTTGAATACAAGTATAATATTAGAATTATAAACCGTACCATAAAAACTTCCTTTATATTCACTGCTAACATAATGCTGCCATATATTACCCTTATTAAAAGTAAATGTTTGATTTCTTAAACTTTTGATAATATCTGGTTTATATGTATATCTACTAACCCATCCTTTTGTATCTTCATCAAAAGCTAATGTCTCATAACGATTTTTAGAAGAAAATTGCATAGATAAAATATATTGTTTATTATGCATATCCCATCCACCTACTATAAAACCACTGTTATCAACATTGGATAAATTATCCCTAAAATAATCTAGCATACCATATGCCGATATTTCTGTTATTCCATCTTGAGATAATCTTAATACAGCATTCTTTGTTCTATCTGTAAAGTATTTTCGATAGCCATACGTTGCAAAACTTTCTGGATTAGTGCTAATGCCATAATTACCAGCATAAGCCTGTATTTGGCCTATAACTTGCGTTGACGAGGTTGTTATTGGACTACCTTCTGCAGAATATATTGCATTTTTATCAATTAATGCGCGACTGACTTTATTTTCTTGGAATATAATAAGGTTAGTGTCTTCTGCAAAAAGTTTTTGTATAGATCCATCTGCGGGATCTACAGCTTTTGTTATATCTTCTCCAACTGAAAACTCATTAGTTTTATTAATACCTGTTCTTGAATTAAATATACCTGAATATATCATAGAATTAGCTAAGTGTTGTTGCCTAACAACATCTTCTACCACATAAGCCTTTACGCCAAAATCAACAGTAGTATTATTATAACCTCCTCTAATCCTAGCTTCTTCAACGTGCCAATCCTCCGTTTCTACATCTGCTTCTGCATAAGCTGCAGGTATATATGTAAAGTCAGATAATGGACCAAAGGTTAAAATTTTATTTGCTGGTAATATAGCGTCTAAAGGTGTTGTTAAATAAACTATATTGCCATTTACACTATATACGAAATTTGTTTTAGCACTTGTTCCAGAAGTCCAACTTATTTTTTGACCAACATTTATTTTAGTATTGGCTTCCTCTAATATTATAGAATCATCCCCAATGACTCCAGTTACATCTACTTTTCCTGTTGTATTAACAACTTCAGTAACTGTTTTCATTTTTTTTAACCAAAATGAATTAAAATATTTTATTTCTAATGTTGCAGCCATATTTTATAATTACTTGTTTTTTTATATTTTTAATTATCCATTATCTAAAACGGTAGTATAATCCCATGAACCTAAATATTGTATTAAAGGTCTACCATATACTCCCGGGGTATTCATATTTTCTTTTATAAATCGAAGAGATATGCCATGGCGTTTACTTGTTGCACTGGTTCCAAAATAATCCTCAGCCGCAATACTATTATTTACATGAAAACAAATATTACTCACCGTATCATCCTGAGGACCTGTCCCATTAATATCAAATTGGTACCATTGCGGTTGTGCACCAAAGTAAGCTTGATTTTTAAGATAAAAAAATCCATCTGATACTGAATTTGATGCATCCCTAAACCCAGAACCTAAAGCTGTAAACCCCGATATATTATTGCTATTTGGAGAGGTATCTGTATCCCAATGATTTGTACCTATTTCTCTCCAAAATTCTGGATGAGTTCTGGTTGCTTCTTCAGAGATGTAAAGACCTGCTCCATAAGGCAAAAAAGCTTGTAAAAAGAAATATTCCTGAGGATTAGGAACTCTCCATCCATATGGAGCTATGTTATTAACAACTGCATATGGTTGAGAAAAATTTCTTCCTGTATAAGCACGCCAATTGTATAGTTTACCATAAATAGGACCATTATTAAGATCATTATCATAATAACACCAAGCAGGTTCAGTTGTTGTAGACCATTCTTGAAAAGATGGTTTGTGTGATATTAGTGTTCCGTCTCTAAATTCAGTTCCTTCATAGTTTTTACTAGTCCAAACAGCTGCATATTCTTCCCACCCTTGTCTAGGGGTATATATATGATTGAATGTTGATTCTAAATCTGTAAATAAACCCGCATCCCAACAAGTCTGAACACTAAATTTAACAGTTGGATTAACTGTATAATAAAATGCGGATGTAAGTGGATTTGAACCAAGTAAATAGGGGGCATCCATTATAACAACCGACCCCTCTTCATTTAATCTCATGCAATATAACGGTTTATCTAAAACTTCTCCAAGCAATAATGATTTATTAACCCCCACTTCTTTTATATTTTGACTAGTATCGGTTTTTACAACATAAAATCTATCTTTAACAGGAGGTGTCCATTTAATTGTACAGGAAGAATTACTATATAATTGTCTAATAGAATTTCCAAACTTAGTTCTTGCCCAAAGTGAACCTTCTAAGTTAGTGTTTTGACTTATTATAATAATATCTCCAATTGCTAAAGACCCAGTATTGGTTGGATCAAACCTAAAACTTGTAGTAGACACTTCACCGGTTATTGGATCAAATATTAGATCATTAACATTTCCTACTATAACACTATCTGAGGGTGATTTAGTATTTCCAACTTTACGCACTATCATTCCAGGAGACATATTAGGATTTATACTAAAATTTGTTTGTTGATTTTCCGTCCACTGTCCATTTGTAAAATTTTGATATATAGGAAGTTCTATAAACTTAATAACTTGGGTACCTTGCAAAGGACCTACATCATATACTTTATACATAATAGAGTCAAACTCCAATCGCGTTCTATTATCTTGTAAATGAAAAGGTATTGAATTTAAATAAGGAGTTGCTCTAGTATACCCTTGATTAACAGACGTATCCTTCATTCCCGTTTTATATTCATATGGGGGATTAATTATAGGATTTGGACTATTAAATATAAATTTAGGAGCTATAACAGGAGATGTAGGGCTTTCCCAGGTCCCATCATATTCATAATTGGCGTCATGAACATAGACCATTGCATTTGCTCCTACGGAATTAAGAGTAGCAGTACAACCTTGGCTAAAATCATATAAAGCTAAAGTTAAAGCCCATTCATAATCTAAATTGTCTGGTGGAGGTGTGGTTGTAAAAGAAGTCATTCTAATTCCTTTCTCATTTTTTGTACAATCTAATTTTATTCCTAAAAAATTTTCTCCCCATTTTTTAGTGTACGAAACCCCTCCATTACCCGATTTATGATTTACAACAGGGTTTAGTCCTCCGGATGAACTTAAATATCTACTTTTCCAATTTGCATTTACGGTACCGGTATCTCCAACATTGTTATCATCAACAACCATTTTCCATTGATTTGTATTTGGCTGCCCATTAGTTGCTGCTTCACGTCTAAATAAATAAGCCCATATATATGCTTCTTGTATTTGCCCGTGTTGATCATCAGTTATACCCCCTAAAGCTATGGTCCATCGTAATGTTCCTTTTTTATGACCTACTGTAGGAGGCAAATTTAAAGGGTTTGCTCCGTTTTGTATATTTACAGCTGTTTCAATATTAACAAAATTTTGATATTGTCTGGCATTACTAAAAGTTGGGTATACAAAATTATAACTAGCGTCAGCCTGTGTACTAAACAAAGTTGGCGGTAATTGTAATACAGCAGAATTATTAGTTAAAACTTTATCTGATGTATTATTTAATAATGGTTCTTTACCAACATATACCACTCCATATTTAACCAAAGTTTGTTCTGATGCATTGTCGGCAAATCTTATTACATAACCGGTATTTGTAGGGGTGGTCTCTGAACGGCATGTGCCATTTTCGTTAATTTGGTTATATAAAAAATTATTTTCTGTAATGTAAGGTTTTATTTCAGGATTAACACTAGAAGTTAAAACGCCAATAGTTACTTTTGCAACAGTATATAGACTTGTATCTCCTCTGTCAGAATCACTTATAGGCCCATTAGTAGTTTCATAAATTGGTCCTAAAAGTGTGGCGTCAATTAAACGAACAGTTATTTCATAAAAATCATTTTCTTGTAATAATACTCCATTTGCAACAGTTAATTCTCCTGTTGAATTATTTATTACAAATTTATTGTAATCATCCCCATTTTGCACTATTTCCCAATATAATTCCGATTGATTAACGGAGGAACTATAAGCGCCATTAACACCTGTTAATGTTCCCACATATGTGGATGTTGTGCCAATATTATACGATAAAGCTCCACTACCATCCCCTATAATTGGCTTTGCATTTAATAAAGGTATTTCTTTTGTTGTTGAAAATCTAAAATTATCATATGATAATTCTATGGTAAAAGTGTATATTTCATTTTGAGGATCACCATTATTAAAAACAAATGCATTAACAGGAGCTCCCGTTATTGGATTAGTTTTTATTTTTATTCTATATTCCCCGGGATTTAATGGAGAATTTGGAGTATAATAATCTTCAAGTTCAAAAAAACTAGTAACATCCCCAGTTGAAGAGGTAACCACCATTGTAGCCGTTGTGTTTGTTATAGGGACATCCTGATTATTTAAGGCTGTAAATGCATTTGATATATAAGGTGAAAGCGGTCCTCCAGTATCATCTTCTCCACCATCATATTGGTCTTCATAGAAAACTCCGTCTATAGGGGTAATATCAACAGTACCCTCAAAACCAGTTAAAACGTCCCAATTTAAATCAGATATATATCCAGTAGTAGCACTTTCCCAAAATATATCTAATAATGATTCCTCTCCTTTTGTTTCATATACCGCTAAAAATGGTAACATTATATCATTAGCTTCCACTCCGATTCCTGCTTTAGTAGATATTCTACTAATTATAGGATTTGTTTGAAGTTGATAAAAATTAGCTCCAGCAGAACCTAATACATTTTCTAATGAATTATCTAAAAAACTAAAATCAATAGCATTAGCTATAGATGTAGCTATGTCTGCTCTTGTAGTAGGAAAATATTGTTCATTAGTGGCGCTAGATACTGGAAATGTAACATAAGAACCTATTCCATTTATACCCTTCAAAATAATATTGGACGGGGTAAAAGTTATTATTCCTTCGCCAGTAGTTGGATCATATATATTAGACGTTACTACTGTATTAGCATACCATCTATTAGGATTAGGCAATGGAGGTGAGATAGATATTGGCTCGTTGGCTTCTACACATTGTATTGAATCACCAACCTTTACCGTTTGCCAGGCTGTGCCTTGATTTGGGTTTGATGAATTATATTTTATAGTATTTGTTTCAGAGTCATATTCCGGTTCTTCTCCTATTATATTGCCTTTATGATTGGATTTATTCTGTACTCTTCCAAATAAATTTACACTACTTCTATACTGTTTTTGATCTGGTCCTACTTCTGATAAATCTCGGGGTATTTTATTGATATTATCATTTATTAAAACAGCATGGGCAATTTTATTTGTTTCTCCAACCGGAAAACTTGTTGTATTTATGCCATTTTCATTAACAGGGGAAGAACCATTAGCTAGTTTTAATGATAATGTTATTGTTCCGCTAAAATTACTATCAGGAGTTATTGTTAAGATATCTGTCGTTGAGGCTCTTATATATGTAGATCCTGTTGATAATAATGAGCCTAAGGTTGATCCTCCAAATGATATGGTTGTGTTTCCAACTGTACCTGAACCAGAAGTTATATTGTATTGTATACTATAATAACTGCCAGGTATTGCGGATAAATTTTGTTGCAATAACCCAGTATTATTAGGAGCATGTGTATAACCTGTTGCAAAACTAGTGCCGGTCCATCCAGTACCTGGATTAGTTGCTACTGTAGCTAATTCAATACCGTCCGAATCACTATATGTTAATTGCGACCCATATGTTTGAAAAATTGGATATCCATTAAGAAGTCCAGGTAAATATACATTATAATAAGCTTGTTCTTGTTGTCGAACTACAATTTTATATGAATACCAACCTATTTCATTTATAGTATATGAATATTTAATATCTGGAACTAATGTGGAAAATTCTGGATTATAATTATATAAATCATTAATAGGTTCCTTTGTCGTTATTTTGTAACTACCCGGAATGGTTTCAGTAACATTAATAATTTTTATATAATCTTTATACTTGCCGCGAAGATATTCTCCGTCGGAGGGAATAATAATATTGGTTGGCCATGTTCCAGAATCTAAATCAAATTCATATATATAATTGCCGGTCAATGAATCCACGTATATATTACTACTTCTTATAGCAAATCCTAAAGGGCTAATTGGATTAGCATATAACCCGGCTTGCCCTAATAATATACTTCTATTTGAATTTAAAGGAGCATTTATCACCATAGATAAAGCATTACCAAACCATTTTTTAGTGCCTGGAAACAATAGATCATCTTCATTAATAAACGGAGCATAAACAGTAGACCCTCCAAATACTGTATCCCCACTTGTAATAGTAGATAAATCAACCTCTGATAAAATTACAGATGATTGTCTACCAAATTTGTCGGTTAATACAAATCCAACTTGATATGTTCTATTTTGTTTTAATGTATGATTAGGGTATTCTATAAAATTTGTAAATACGTCAGACTTTGGTCTTGCGGCCGTATTATAATTTATATTGTTTTCAAAAAAGTATCTATCTCTAAAATTACCATAAACAACTCTATTACTAACTGTTTCTTGCGCTCTAGCTCTTACAGGTACTCTATCATATACTCTGATTGTTTGGTCTTCGGTAAGGGCCTTGTATGGTTTCTGTGATTGATATGGGAATGTATATATATTTGTTAATGGATCTGGATCCGTTGGCAATGGAATAATATCATTTACTTTTAGGGTTTCTATAACTTTAACCACTAGTGAATCAGATTCTTTATATAATACATCTAATTCCGTTATTTTATATGAATTTGAAACTTTATTTATTTGATCTGGAAAGGGTATTAATAGCTCAATATTATTAACATTGTTTTCTACCCAGTTTACAACGGTACTTCTATACGCTTCATTTTCATCACCATTTATAAAGTATCCTTTTTGATTAGGTATATATGCGATTTGAGTAAATGGAGCCATTAAAGAATATTCTCCATCATCAAATTTATATCTATAACTAAATCTAACATATTTATCTCGGAAGAAATCTGGATCACCTGGCCAATCGCTTACTTCTGAACGATCACTCATTGTGGAAGCTAAAAAAGTAACTTTGTCGCCTGTAATAATTTTTCCGCTTGCAAACGGACCATCTACTGTTTCGTATAATGTTACCTGATTATTAATAATATCCACATCTACAACAATGGCAAAATCACTCCCATTAATAGCGCTCGAAACTAATTGCATTCCTTTAGTTATACCATCTACATTATCCAAAGATATTATATTATTTACATTAGGAGCGGAAGCAACCTTAATAAACTTACGATACATCTCTATAGTTTCTAGAGGAGCATATTTTGCTACAGATATTTGTACTTCATCTGTATAATATAATGGATTATTTATAGCAAATTCAACATTTATTTTTCTTGGTTGATTTCTATTGTCGGTCCAAAATAATAAATTTTCCAATAAATTTAATCCTGTTATACTAAACTCTGGGTTAGTTGCTAAATTTAAAAATGTTCCAGAAACTAGTACTCGATAATCTAATGTAGTAAGATCAAACATAGTGATCTTATTGATATAACCTTCTGGCATTGGATCCATTATAACTTGAGATGGATCAAAATAATTTGTTAAAAATTGGTATATACGATTATTTTTTTCATCCATAAATGATCCTATACACTTTACAGTGTCATCCGGCTCAATTGGATACCCATTTGGTATGGCATTACCCCATATTGGTTGTACAGTACCTACATCACTACTTTCAGATTTACCTACCTGTATATTTAAAGCATCTCTATATTCTCCGTTTGGAATAAGTCTATCGTCAAGATCTTTATTCATTCTAGCCGATAGAAAACTATTTTTAACTTCTGCCATTTAATTAATGTTTAATCCATTTAGATTTACCTCTAAATACTTGTGTTATTTCCTCTAGTTTAATATTTGAAAGTCTAATTTTAGCATTTCTTAATTTTGCTGATTTATCTTGTTGTAGTCTTCTAATAACATATTCTGTAGACGTTGTACGGTTTGCCATAATTGCATGCAAAATATATGCATATAATGCGGCCTCCGCCATTTTTGGCACCCTTGAATCTAAATCATAAGCCAACCCATCCGATATATATTCTAATACAATTAATTTACCAACTAAATTGCTACTAAAAGATATTTTATTTTCCCTGTCATTTATAGAAAAATATCCATTTATATTAGCGTATTGAGGATCCATGCCAAATAATCTTCCATAAAATCTGTCTTGAACCCAATTGTTGCCATTATACCAATCATTATTTAAATTATCAAATTCATTAATGCCTGAAAGTAATTTATTGTTATTCCATCTTTCTTCTGTTAAAGAGTCTCCTTCTATATTTGCATCAAAATTATCCTGTATTGGTAATCCTCTTTGATCTTGTATTGGATTTTCATATGGATTTGTAGTTAATGAATTTACAGGATATATAGGTCGTTTAATACCATGATGGTCTATCCAAGACATTTTAACATAATTAACATAATCTTGGGGTATTACAATACTTAGACTATGCGGTATATTTAATTCCTGTGATTTAATACTTTTTAGTGTGTCATAACTAAATTCTTGCATTCCTCGTTTTGCGTGGAATATAACATCGGTCCTCTTTACGTCTCCGATTAATTTACCGTTACCAACGTAGGCAACCATAAAATTATTTATAATATCATTTAAGGAGATATAAGAGTAGCTGCCATAGTTTTCCTCTACAGTGGTGCCAAATGCATCTTTATAACCATAATTTCCTCCATCAAGAATTTTTAATTGAACTACTACATAATGCCCTGCTGCAATAGGGGTAGTAGGTGTTATAGTATTATTAACAACATTATATGGTAATACATATTCATTAAAACTATTTGGTAATCCGGTACTGCTAGTATATAATTTAAAATTATTTAAAGCATAATTAATTTCATTTGGATCCCAATTACCAAAAACTAAATCTGTATTAAATGTAGTTGTAAATTCTGTTGTCCCTAATTCAGCTATAAACCCTTGGGCTCCTTCATAATACTGTCTATTTGTTTCGGTAATTAAACCATTATTTGGTGTAGGCATCTTATATTAGCTTTTTTCGTTAATTTTTTCCGCTTGTGCTTGTTGTGCTGCAACTTGTACAATTTGTGGATCTTTAATAATTATTCCAGAATAAAGTAGTATCTGTGTTATAATATTGACTTGCTCAGTAGGGTGTAACTCAAAATTTACCGATGTAGCAGAGTTATATAAGAATTGACCCGTAGTTGGTGATGGTGTGAAGTTCCATCTTGGGTCTAATGGCTTTCTTATATAGGATGCTTTTATTTTATCAACTATTGTTTCTGGATATACATATATCTTAAAATCTTTATAACGATATATTGGATATTCCTTTGTTGGCCCTGTAAGTTTAGATAATTTAATTTTCAACAATTCATTAGCCTGAACATATTGTACTTCTTTATGATCATTATATATAACCGTGCCAAGTTTATAAAAATTAAAAGGGAATACTTGAACCACTATTGATTGCCCTCCTGGCGGTAATGAAGATAAGAATAATGTAGTGCCCCCAATACTCCATGTACTTGAATTTTGCAATACTCCATTAATAAAAACCAATACTAATCCAGAATCTAATGTATCAGAATCTATTTGTGTTAAAGTATATTGTGTTACATTACTTATACTTGTTATAGATTCTGTTACAGATGATGTATTAATATTTGGTATATTAAAGTATGGTCCAATATAATCACATTCACTAAGTTCCTCAAATATAGCTATTTTTTCTTGTAAATTTTTTTGGCGATCCGAATATTCACTGTCATTATCAGGTATTCTTAATTGCTGATTAAGATCCTCAAAGTAAGCATTAAATATATCTAATTGTACTTGTGTTGCAGTTCTATTAAACTCATCAGGAGTCATATAACCACGATTCTCTTTATTAAGTATTAACAATACTGTTTTATATACTGTATCTATATTTACTGCCATCTATTAGTTTTATTATAATATTAAGGCGGTAACCAAAGCCACCGCCTATATATTAATATTACGTATTATTTTAATTTTTTCTCTATAGACTTAAAGATTTCTATACCTTCATCTGTTTTGAAAAATGCCGCCATAGCCGAGTACGGATTTTCATCAAAAGGCACTGTCATTAACTTTCTATTATTTTCGCCCCAATGGAATGTTCTATTATCTGGTGATAATATTATAATGTTTGCTTCAACCGCTCTAATGGCTATATTTCTAAGTTGCACATTATCATCATTTGCTAGTTCCATAAACAAAGAAGGATTATTTCTTGCTAATAATAATAAGTCTCTTTTTATTTCTTTAGAACTCATTTTATTTACTCTAGATCCAACTTCAACTCTAACAATAGATTCTGCTTGATCAATATCCATCTCTAAAGCAGCATTTAATGCCATCACTTCTAATTCAAGATCTTCTAATTCATCTTCTGCTTCTAACATTGGATCAAATTCAGTATATTTAATATTCAATGCTGGATGATAAAGTGATAATAACTTTTGCAGGTTTTGTTTTTCTTTAGGTACATTTAATATGCCATTTTCAAATATAATATGTCCTAAAGTTGCCTGTCCTTTTTGTTGTGAAACTAATGGAGAATTTTGATTAGTTGCATATCTTAACTCCTCTTGTTCCCCTGTTTCTTTATTAAACCATAGTAAAGGATATCTTAAAGTATGCTTACTTTGAATAGTATATGTTAACGGTGTGTTACTGTCTGATATAATATAAGTTCTATCTTTAATTACCCAAGTATCTTTTAATGTTTTTGGTTTTGTTTCTTTTGGTACAACTGTTTCTTCCATAGTAATTGTATCCACATCAAATTCATTTGATTCTAATTCTTTTTTTGTTGTTGCTTTTGTTGCCATAATATAATATAATTTAATAAATTTTTAAAAGGTAATAATTACCCTCGTCAATTCAACGAGGGCAATATTACCATATTTTTACACTGATGCAGTAAATAACACAAAGTTATTAGCTCCTTGAGTAACTAAACATCTTTCAGATAAGAAGTGTACTTCCATTGCATCAAGATTAGAGGTATAAGCTCCTCCAACAGATCCAGTAATCCAAGATTTCATTCTTCTATCATCAGCTTGATTAGCTCTATAACGAACGTGTAAGAATGGTCTACGGATATTAGTCCCTAATTGTTGATCATATACAGTTGATGTTCCAGCAGGAACAAGTAATCCATCAATAGATGTATTAGCCATACCGCCACGAGTAGATGCATCATTTAAGTATTTCCAATCAGTTTTGTAGAAATCGTAAGATCCACGACGGAAACCAGAGAATCCTAAGTTCAATGCCATTTGCTCAGAGTTTTCAAATAAACCATAAGCTACACCACCAGCTGCACCAGCGGATAAAGAAGCGAGCATATCATCAAAGTCAAGAGAAGTTGCACGGTTTAAGAACAACATGTTTTCTTCAATAGCCCCTTGAGTATCTAATCCTTTTAAGATTGAATCAAAATCATTTAGTCCAGAAGCAGCTGTAAAATTGTTTACAATGTTACCTCTTTCTTTAACAGCGGAAAAAAGACCTTGTGTTCCTTTGTATTTAGCAGTTGATGAAATACTTGCGACACCTGAACCAGCAGTAGCAAGTTCTCCCTCAATTACCGACATTTCTAAGTAATCTTCAAACCGCAATCTTGTTTCAGACTCTGCTTTTAAATACCATAAGTAACCATTTGCACCATCTTCAGTAGCAATTTCAACCCATCCAATTTGAGCTGTGTCAGATCCAGAAATTGCATATCTTTCTTTTATAATAATAGGCGAATTACTATATTGAGTAAACGTTGGAGTTACAGATTTAATATCATCATCTTTAGTTCCTTTTCTATGCTCAGAACCATATACAAAGATTTTAAGTGCTCCTGCTGTATTATCAAATACACTATTTGTGTAAAGATTAGCTTGGGTATAAGTAGCAACAGTTATAGTAGCCAAAGTAGTAGATGTATTAACACTATCTGTTACAAGTACTTTAAGTTCTTTACCGGTTGTAGGGTTCATTACAACTAAAGTTTGTCCTTTAGAAATAACGTTATCTACATAAGTGTTTCCATTTGAAACTGTACTACTATTAATAGCAAATGTTAAAGTTGTTGATGTTGCAGCTGTTACGGTATTGTACGCAATATGCAATCTGTTTTGTTCTGACCATACAATTTGATCCGAAGACATTGGCATTTCAGCTCCTACCATACGTAAGAAACCAGATAAAGTTCTATTACCATATCTTTCTATTTCTTGCTCATAGATTTCTGGTAAATATTGTTGGGCAAAATCATTAGTGCCATCAGTAAAATTCAAATAGTTTGATTCTAATGTTTGTTGTTTTTGAGACGGTTTAATTGACCCAAAATTTGTTCCAGTAATGGAATTAATCATGTTTGACATAATTTTTTAATTTTTAATTGTTAAAATTTTTTTGTTTGTATCCTCAGTTTAGAGGAATCTTGGCCGCTTATAGATTTAACTCTAAATCCATTAATGAATGGTTCACTAGCAGTTCTAGGGGCATCCATACTTGGATTTTTGGAATTACTAACAACCTGTTTAACAGCGTCAGCTTTCCCTTGTTCATAAAAATGAGCAGCAATTTTGTCAGCATTCATTGCTGAATACAAAGCTTTGTGATAACCCGGCACATCTGTTACATTACCTTCTTTGTCCAGAAACTTTCCGATAAAGGTTTGTATATTTGATTGGGTTTCTGCAACTTGATTTGGATTCTGAACATTATATCTAAATCTTTTTTCACCTAAGTTATATTCAAAACCTTTGAATTCATTGTTAAAAAGATTAGATGTTTGTTTTTTAAACGCATCTTGTTGTTGAGCCACTTTGTTTTGCTCGGTATTATATCTGTTAAAAAAATCAACAGCTTTTTGTTGTTCTGCATTAACCCCAGGTCTTGCCTTGATCTCTGCATAATATTTTTTCTTTGCTTCTTCTAAAAAATTTCTTGCTTTAGAAACTTCGTCTTTAAATGCTAATTTTTTTAATTTGATTTCTCTTTCATCATCAATTTCTTCATCAAAGAAAAATTTATCTTCTAAAAGAAATTCAATTTCATCGGCATCTAAATGAGGTTTTGTATTTTTATAATATTCTTTTAATAAGGCAACATTATTAACATTTGAATAATCTGCATTTAGTCTAACATAGTCTTCAATAGTTCCACCAGTCTCTTGCATAAAAGAAACTAACTTCTCTATATTGTCAGGTAATTCTACATTATTTTTTGCTTGCTCTTGTGTATGAAATTGCAGTTCTTCTTTAATGTCTGCAACTTCTTGTTTTATTTCTTGTTCAAAGATTTCTTCAATAACATCTTCAGTGGTCCCTTGGTTTCCTTCGACCACTTCTTGCAATCCCAATTCGGACTGTTTATTGCGTAACATGCTTTCATCTGTGCTTTGCTCTTGAATGGCATCTATTTCTTCTTTAGGGATTACTACTTTTATTGGTTCCTCTTGTTTTTGTGTTAAATCAACCTTAATAGGTTCATCTGTTTTGTTTAGTTTTTTTACTGAAGGTTTTTTTGCTTTTACTTTAAACTCCCCTTCTTGTTTTACTTGTTCTGACATAATATGATAATATAAAATTGGTTAATAAGTTTATTCCATTTGCAACATACCTCCTAGATCATTCATTAAATTTTCTGCATTGTTTTGAAAGTCTTTTGGTAAAGAATCATTTTTTCGTTGATCTATTAATTCTGATTGCTGTGTTGCTTGTATTTTTGTTCTTTCATCTTTTCTATCCTCAAGTTGATTGAACTTATTTGTATCTGCTTGAACTTTTAATTGCGCTAATTGCATATCATAATTAAATTGTTCTGCCATTAATTGTTTTTTAACCTGCGCTTCGGTTTGTAGTTTTTGCATTTCAAATTGAGATTTAGCTTGCTCTATTTGTATTTGCGTTTGAGCTAAAGCTTCTTGTTTTTGAACTTCAAACATTGCTGCTTTTTCCGCATTCTGTGAATTAGCATCTGCTTGAGCTTGTATATTTGCTAATTGCTGTTGTTGTACTTGTGCTAGTTTCTTTTTTCTTTTTAATTTTAATAATTGATTTGCTAATTTAAGATTTCTAACTTGTCTTATATCAATTGCGTCTTCTAAATCAATTCCTTGATTTTGCAAAGAAACTTGTATATTTTGTTCTAATTGTGCTTTTTCTTCTTCATCTGGTTCAATTTCTAAATAAATACCAAAGTCATGCAAATTTAAATTTTCCATTTCTTTTAAAACATCCACATTATAAGTTGATATACTTTGTTTTAACGAGTTTGCAGTCAAGGGATTATTTAAACAATCAGCAATTCTTAAAGATATATTTTCACAAATTCTTGTAGTTAAATAAATACTTGCATCTTTTATATGTCGAGTAGCTACATTAGAAGCATTAGCCGCTATTTTTTGCAATCCTACCAAAGCATTTGAATCTGGTTTACTACCATCAACTGCTTCATTAAGTCCAGTAACATCTCTAATCATTTGCAAGTAATACTGATAAGTTTGTATTAAACTTTGTATCTTACCTTGCCCACTAGAGGTTGTTAATTCCTGAATAGGAACTTTCCCTCTATTTATTTCCCCATCTTGTGTTAAAGATCTACCTACAATACTACCAGTTTGGAAATACATATTTAATGCTTCCGCTGGATTGTATTTTGTTCCATTACCCAAATCAACTTCCATCAAACCATCTACGTCTAAGAATACCCCATCAGGAACTACTCTAGACATAACTTGTTGAAGTTTTAAATGAGTTAATTGAATCATATCGGCAAAAGAAATACACTTAGTGACAATAGAATCAATCCGGCCCTTATACATTCTAGGAGCAACTATATTGTAATTCATTTTAACTCTTGAGGTATCCGCATATGGGCGAGTCATGTCATTTGATAATTTCCATTCTAACATCATATTAGTGCCTATAATTTTAGCTCCTGTATATAATACCTCTATTGTTCTTGATACTCTTTCAAAATTATCGTTTGGAGGAGGGTTAAAAGAATCAGTTTTTTCAATTACTTTTTCTAATCCATTCTCATTGTTTTTTATTTTAAATACTTGATTCATATAAGTTTTATACTCAAAGTATAATACTTGTACTGTATTCTCATCGTAATTACCCCATCCCTGAATATATTGTCTATTGCCAGGCATTTGTTGTATCTTTAGAAGTTCATCTTCTGATATATATGGGAATTCTTTTTTTAATTCTGGTATTGTTACCGCTTTAACCTCTCCAACATAATAAATATCTTCAAAGTTAGGATCTTCAGTATATGAATAAACTAAATATGCGGGGTCTACGTAATCAATAACAATGCCTTCCGATTTATTAAATGAAGTTTTAACCGCTGCAATTCCAATTGTAGTTAAATCATAATTTAATCTTTTTCTAGTAAGGTCATATTTATTTGTTTTTAATACAGTATTTATTGCTTCTTCTTCGGCAATCTCAATAGATTGTTTATAGGAAAGTTGCATATGTAATTCTAATTCATCTAATGTTGCGGGTAAATCCACAGGCGGAACATTTGATTTTGATATATCAATACCTGTAATTTCCATAGCATCTTGAATATCGGATTTAGCAAACATATCAAATTTTACCGCAGACGCATAATCCATTCTCTTTTTTAAAGAATCTGGATCTTGAGCAAATGCTTTTACATCATAGGTTTTTTGAGAAATACCATTGGCAACTATATCAACAAACTTTGATAATATAGGCACAGGTGTCCAATCTAAATTCAAATAAGATAAATCACCATTAATTGATAATTCATCTTTATATTTTTGTACTGATTGTTCTCCTCTGGCATATAGTCTTAACCTATTAAAATTATTCCAATGTGTTAAATATCTATTACCGCTAGTCCTCCCTTGATTAAACCATTCCTGTTCTATGGCACGAGACACCTGTAATCCATATTCTTCAGAAGCCTTAGTAGCATCATCTACAACCTGACTAGGGAAAGCGCTATTTGGATTTGTGTATATATTCATTTACTTAATAATTTTTGATGTAGTTCCTT